GCGAAGGACAAGATCGTCCGGATGCACGACACGCAGATCAAAGACGAGGAGCGCGCCAAGAGCTTCCATCTCGACACCTACTGCTTCGACTCCGGCTCGGAGAACTGGCTGTTCTGGGATCTGCTGCGCGAGCAGCGGGTAAAGAAGATTTACTTCACCGGGATGCTGACCCACGGTCAATCCGACTTCTTCATCCAGTACATCGACCCGGATTCGCGCACCGTGCGCAGCTACTACCCCGACTTCATCTTCCAGCGCGAAGAGCCGGATGGCAGCCTGAAGTACGT